CTTATTAATAATTTTATGAGTTTCACAGTTTATTCAAAAAAAGGTTGTCCTTATTGCGACAAAATTAAAATGGTTCTAAATGATTTGAGTATTAAAAAAGGATATCCAGTCATTTGTTATGAACTTGGAACTGAATTCACAAGAGAGCAATTCTATGCTGAATTTGGTGAAGGTTCTACATTTCCACAAGTTGTTTTTGATAAAAAAAATATTGGTGGATGTAGTGATACCGTGAAGTACTTACAAGAAAACAATATGTTTTGATGAGTACTATAAATAATTCTGGAAAAACAAACATCAATCGTGGTGTTGAGTTATTACTTCGCAAAAAAGGAGGAAAAGATCAACCAGAATTGGATTCTAGACAGTTCAGTTTTGGAAAAATGTTTTCTCTTTTTAAACGAGAGATACATTTTAAAATTGAACTAAGAGTGGCAAAGAAAACGTAATCTCTTGGAGAAAAAAAATGTTAGCATCAGAACTCACCATTTTCACTATATTAACTTTTTTATTTTTACTTGTGGGTGGAGTAATAGGTTGGCTAACGAAGTCTCACTTGTACGAAAGTCAATTGAGACAAATTTATACTCATCCAGAAATGTTTGATGAGAATGGTAATCTTATACCAGACGAAATATTAGCAGTACGCTTTGAAAACAATTATGACGACGACAACGACGAAGAAGAAGACAGAGACTGAACTGGAAATTCTTCCTACAAATCCATTTGCATTTGAAATCCTTGCTCTTGCTTCAAAGCAAAGGTCAAAGGTGAAAAAAGTGGAAGTGCTCAAAACATACGAACACGATTCATTAAAAGCAATTTTTATTTGGAATTTTGATGAAAGTGTAATTTCAGCACTTCCAGAAGGTGATGTTCCAATTTTTGGTGAGAATGATATGAAGACATCAACAATGTCTGAAAGAATTGAAGATGCAATCAAACAACTGAACGGTTCATCAATAGGAGCACTTGATCAAAGATATTCTACAATTCGTAAAGAATATGATAAATTTTATAATTTCATCAAAGGTGGTAATGATACTCTTAATGGTATTCGTAGGGAAAATATTTTTGTAAATCTTTTGGAAGGTTTGCATCCTTTGGAGGCAGAAATTCTTTGTTTATGTAAAGACAAAAAACTTGAAAGTAAATATAAAATCAATAAGGAAATTGTTTCTGAAGCATTTCCTGATATTGTTTGGGGAAATAGAGGTTGAAAACTGGAGGAAAATATTGAAGATTATACATAAGGACTGCGATAAATCATTATCAAAGGATAAAAGTCTTCCTGTTGATTCTTATATTGTGACGTATCTTGCAAAAGATAAAGAAAAATATGATATAGTACAAGCAGGTGGTAAGGTGGAAGTGTTTGATGCTTATTATGATGAATACGGAAAAGGAGCACTGAAAGAAATTAAATGGACTGATGGAAGAGTAAATCCAAGAGTTTATGGATATGTTCCCAAAGAAACAAAAAGAAGAAAATAATTAAGGGTGGGATTGACTTCTCCCCTTTTTTTATGTAAAATAACTGAAGATAACTTTATTATATGGATAGAGAAAAAGTTAAATTGATTATAAGGAATATGGAACTGCTTTTGGATTCTTTAAAAGCAGAAATCTATACAGACGTTCAATCACATAAAGTAAAAAGTAATCAACGAATTGTTGATTACGATGAAGTATTTGAGGATAATGATGACTAGCAGATCAAAACAATTGGTTAAACTACTTAAGAAATTAATCAAACAGGAGCATTTATATTCAGATAAACAACTGAAAGAAATGAAATCACAATTGAGAGTTGTGGAAACCGAACTTGTTCAATTGGAAAAACTTACATCAAAAGGATTTGGAAAATGAAACCTATTAGAGCAAAAGACCTTTTAGAACTAGATAAGGAAATGAAAGTTGTGATGCTTCGGCAGACACAACTTCCGCAGACTCTTGTTTATCAGGCAGGTAAGAATGATTATAGTGAAGACCCCATTCACACTAAATTTCCTCCTGCAGAAAAGGAATGTGGTAAATGGGTTATTGAGCAGCTACTTGCAAATGAACGTGGGCACTGGGGTCCATTGGAGCATCCTGCGATTACTTTGGACTGCGTTGGATTTGTTCATAATGTAATGGTTCAGGCACGAACTCATCGTGTTGGTGTATCTTTTGATGTTCAGTCACAACGTTATACTGGTCGTCGTGTGCTCAAAGTTGCCAAGGGTGACCTGAAACCCCAAGAGGTTTTCTATGTGCGTCCAGAAGGTCTGTATTTGGACCGTAAAGGGCACAAGTATGAATGGACAAAGGAAGATTACGAAAGGCAGTTAAAGTTCTGTCTGGCAGCATCTGAGAGATATGCAGAGGCATTTTATACTCGTGGTATGGCAGAAGAGCATCTTCGTGATTATCTCCCACAGAACATTCGTCAGAACTTTGTGGTATCATTCTCACTTCGTGCCGCACTACACTTTTTAGACCTTCGTGCTAAACTTGATGCTCAGGTAGAGATTCAAGCACTCTGTGAAGGTATGGTTCCTGTAATCAAACAGTGGGTCCCCGAAATCTTTAGTTATTATGAAGAGAAGAGACTTCATAAAGCAAGGTTGAGTCCATAAAAATGAAAACCTGGTGTGTGAAGGACCATCTTACTGGTAAAATATTTAAAGTTCTTTTTAGTGAACAAGAATTCCAAGAGTTCTTAAAAAAGAATCCAGACATAGATGAGTGTATTGATTGTGTAGAATGCGATGATGCACCATCTATTACACTGGAATAAATAATTTTATATAAAATGGAGATTTAATTTTGCCAACTTATCGATTTGAGAATACAGAAACTGGTGAAATCTTTGAAAAGTGGATGTATATGGCGGAAAAAGAACCTTTCCTTCAAGAAAATCCAAATATCAAACCACTCATTCCAACACAAATGAATGTAGGGGAGGTGGGTGATTTATTAAGCAGACATGTTAGAAGAAACCCCGGATGGAACGATGTTCTACATAAGGTTTCAAAGGTTCCTGGAGCAAACGTAAAACCAATTTAACTATGGCAAGAAAAAGAAGGAGCAATGATAACCACCCAATTGGAGTTGGTTTAACGACTAGGCAAACAAAGAGAAAGAAACCAATTAGTGGTGACTATTTGGTTAACATTGAACCTCTTACAGAAAATCAAAGCAAACTTTTTGATGCATATAAAGAGGGAAAGCATTTAGTTGCTTATGGTGCTGCTGGTACAGGTAAAACATTTATTACTCTTTATAACGCACTCAGAGATGTATTTGATGAAACAACACCATACGAACAAATCTATGTGGTTCGTTCTCTTGTAGCAACTCGTGAGATTGGGTTTCTTCCAGGAGACCATGATGATAAGTCTGCTCTTTATCAAATTCCTTATAAGAATATGGTAAAGTATATGTTCCAGATGCCGAGTGATGCTGATTTTGAGATGCTTTATGGTAATCTCAAATCACAAGAAACTGTAAAGTTCTGGAGCACATCTTTCATTCGTGGTACAACACTTGATAATTCAATTATCATTATTGATGAAATGCAAAACCTCAATTTTCACGAATTGGATTCTATTATCACTCGTGTTGGTGAAAATAGTAGAATTTGTTTCTGTGGTGATGCAACTCAATCTGATTTGGTAAAAGGAAATGAAAGGAATGGTATTGTTGACTTTATGAATATTTTGAGAAAAATGGAGTCATTTGAACTGGTCGAATTTGGTGTTGATGATATTGTTCGTTCTGGTCTTGTGAAAGAATATATTACTGCTAAACTTGAACTTGGATTATGACTAACCCTTTAATTGAAAAATATAATGAACTATATGGTTCAAAGCAAAAGAAAATAGAAAGATTTAATTATGTAGATTTGAGTCTCCCTCAATTAGAGAGGGAGACTATTGATGGTGTAAGATATTATAAGGTTCCAAATGAAGACCAGTTAATTAAATTGGTCTCCATTACTTCTGTAACCAGTCATAAGAACCGTCAGTTCTTTGCTGATTGGAGAAAAAAAGTAGGAGAAGAACAAGCAAATAAAATCACAAAGCAAGCAACCAGTCGTGGGACTGATATGCACACACTTGCTGAAATGTATTTGAAGAATGAAGAGTTTAATTCTGAAGTTCTTCCAATTTCGCAAATGTTATTTGGAATTGCGAAACCTTATTTGAATAAGATAAATAATATCCACGCACTTGAAAATTCTTTGTATAGCAAAGTTTTAGGTATTGCGGGAACTGTTGATTGTATTGCAGAATACAATGGTGAATTGGCAGTTATTGACTTCAAGACTTCAAAGAAACCAAAACCAAGAGATTGGATTGAGCATTATTTCGTACAGTGTGCTGCTTATGCTTGCATGTTATACGAGATGACTGGTATAATGGTAAAGAAGTTTGTAATCATAATGGCTTGTGAAAACGGAGAATGTGAAATTTATGAAGAATACGACAAAGGAAAGTACATCAAGTTACTCACCGAATATATTAGAGAATTTGTTAGAGATAAACTTCAGCAATATGAATGATAAACTAAAGGAAGAATTGGACAGTAAATTTTTATGTCCCCAAAAGTTCGCTCAAGACATAGAAAATCTTGTGAAAGAATGTAAAATCAATTACATTGATGCAATAGTCACATATTGTGAGGAGAATAGTATTGAAATTGATAATATATCAAAATTAGTTTCTAAACCATTAAAAGAGAAACTTAAAAATGACGCAACTGAATTGAATTTTTTGAAGAAAACTACTCGTGCTAAATTGCCTCTGTGACTCCTTTTGATGTATATAAAACTTACTTAGCATTTAAGAATCATTTTACAAAAGAAAATTACGATTACTTCAAGTATTGTGGAAAGTCTAGAGCATCTCTGGACTCTTTTCATAAGAGGAAGGATAGGTATTTTTTTGAACGAACTTCTAGGCAGAAGAATGATGATGAAATCAAAGCATATTTTGTAGCAAACTTTGCTGAATGTAATGATACTCAATCTTTATGGATTGGTGAAATCATTGAAAATGGAGAACAAATTTATACAAATTGGTTAAAAAAATCTCAAAGTCTTTTTTACTTATTCAAAACAGAAGCAGAAATCTTTATAAACAAAGATAGTTTTGTGGAATTATTTGAGATAAAAAACAATCAACATCCAGAAATTCTCAAAAAGTATTTTCAAAAAGCAATCAGTTTGGAGACAATGGTTATATTGGATATGATATTGGGTTATGTGAAAAAGTTTGATAAGAAACTAACAGACCCAGTGTGGGAAACCGTCAGTCTGAGAATTCGCAAGTATCAACCTTTTCTAAATATTGATGTAGCAAAGTATAAACAAATTGTCAAGGAGATTGTTTTATGAGTGGATTTTTTGATTCAGAACAGGTCAGAGAATCTTTGTTTGAACTTGATGAACTTCAACATAAACTTTTCAATGAATTATTGGAACTTCCTTTTTCTGGTTCGGATAAAAAAAGGGAGCATCTAGAAACAATGAAACAATTTTTGGAAAAACAAAAAGTTTTCATTTTTAGAATGTCTCTATCTGATGACCCAGAAGCAATAGAAATGAAGAATCGAATTCTTGATTCAGCTAAAATGTTTGGATTGGAATCGGGAGATAATATCAATACATTCTTTGCGAAGATGGAAGAGTCAATTGAAAACCTCGAAAAGACCCTTGACGACTGACCTTATAA